GTGCCGATTTACGCTTCATCTCTGGAGGAAGACCTTCTCTAAACTTACGAAAATCTCCTTCGGCAGCGGCAAGTCTCATTCTGGAAGCCGACATTCCCTCAACACCTTTGGCATCAGGGTCGCGGTCTCCGGCAGAAACTACTTCAATATTATCAAAGGCATACAGTTGCCCGTTATAATTACCAGAAAGTTTCTCAAACTCCTTTACACGGTCAGAACCACCCACGATTCTAACATTCGTATATCCATCATTATGTGCCTTTTTAAGAACATCAAAGATAGTCTTATTTGCGGCATCATTTACAATTCTTTCACTATGAGCGGGGAACATCTGTCTCATATATGAAATCTTTGTATCAGGGTCCAGTGGATTCTTTTTCTTATCCTGACTTCTGGACGGATAGATTAAATAGTCTCCACCATCTGCCTGCGATGAAGCGGCAGCAGTATCCATCAGTTGCTGATGCCCGATTGTGGGTGGATTGAAACGACCAAAAGCAACCGTAAGAGTTCCTTTCGTCTTAGGAACTGGTGGAGGAGTTGCCGCCGGTTGTTGTGGTTCCTGTGCTACTGGTTGCTGTTCTGGCGCAGGTTCTTGCTGCTGTTGAGGGGGTTGTTGGGCATTTGGGTCATTATAACTTGGAGAAGGAACATCCTTTTCGTGTGGAGTTTGAACCGGGTCTTTTCCTACTCTTTGTCTCTTATTATAAAATTTAAGTTTCCCACCTTCGGTCTTGGCAACAAACTCTCCCGTTGCTCTATCATACCAATCTCCGTGCCCATTTCCCTGCAACCCAAGACGCTGAGCCTGGGTGGCGGCATCTGATGCTTCTGATATAAATTGGAGGAAACTTTTCATTACTTACTTAATTTTTTTCTTACAAATATTCGCCATTATTGCTGTCTTGTTTGCAATAATATAGTTTAAACCATTTTTCCTAATCTTTATATATTTATTCTTTAACAAATCTGATTTATTGGACTTAATTTCTTTATCAAGAGTAAAGTAGAAATACTTGATAAAATCATTAAAGACATCATTCTGGTTTGATTTTTTTGTGGTAAAAATATCAAGAATATTATTCAGAAATAATTGGAGGTCTTTCATATTAAACTAGTTCTATTTCACTCAAGTTTATAATATGGAGCAGAATAAGTTGCTTGAGAACTTGCATACAAATAAAAATCTTGAACTACACTATCTCGCATTTCCCCAGATATTGAATTAATTATTTGAAACAACTTCATAACAAGATATTTTGAATATCTATACTTATTTGATTTTTTTTGTATAAGATTTGCAATATCTTCAATTTGTTGTGGTTTAATTATTCCATCCGATGCCATTAACTGGGATATATTCATACAATGCTCAATAGTATTTTTTGTGGCAAGTGACGCAGACTCTGTAGAAGATGGAATTTGAGATAAACCATGTCTTCTTAAAATAAAATTAATTGGACCAAGAGAAATTTTTCCTTGATTAGCAGATGCACCTTTAATTTCTCCCTGCCAACCTGTCAAGGATGTCTCACCTCCAAAACTTCTAAACTGTATCTTTTCATTATTGAGAGATCCCCACCGAATATACCCATCCATAGAATCTACATTACTAGTTGTCCCATAAAATTTTGCGCTATTTACCTTAGTATCTGAAGGAAAATTTTTCTTTGATATTTTTCCGCTACCGTACATTTTTTTAAGAGATACTCCAATAACCTGATTATTTTTAATATACTCATACATCTGAGCATTTAAACCTCTTAAAGATCTTTCCTGACTTAATTTTCCTAGATTGACGCCATTACTTATCATATAAATGTCTGCCGGGCTCCATTTATTTAAATTACCAAATGCCTTTTCATCTTTATTAATTCTACTAAAGGCAGATTCAATCAAAGAAACTTCACTAGAACCCCTATGAAAAGTGAACTTTCCTTTACCGTTAAAATATCTATATAGAGCATTTGCCCCCAGAATAGATGAATTTATCCAATCATCAGGAAGATCATTAATTATACTCTGAACAGATGAATCAATAAACGATGTAGATGATGCCTTTATAAAATTATCTTTAGTAACATCAAGAATTGTCATTTCTCTTCTCAAGACATTAAATACTACCGCAGCATATAATGCCTGAGCAGATTCTGACAATTTCGTAAGAGCAGCTCCTGCGCCAGATCCACTACCTCCAGACTTTTTGTATATTAATTTTATTACAGAATTTGATTTAGGTAAAACAATTTTAGTTACTGGAAATGACGACTCACTTTTATCAATTTCATTTTTAAAGTTAACTCTTCTTACTTTTAACTGTTTTGAAATATTATCCTGATCTTCTGCTCTTTGTGCAGAAATTATTCTAATCTTATCTACTTTTGGTCCAGTTTTAATTACCTTAGTTTCATATCCAGACAATACAGAATTTACTGCCAATAATATTTCAGAGTCTGTCATTGCTCTTTTATTTTATTTTTATTTAGTGCCCAAGAGAGGACTCGAACCTCCACGCCGAAGCACATGATCCTAAGTCATGCGTGTATACCAATTTCACCACTTGGGCTTATGGAGAATATAAAATTCATTCTCCTAATAAATGCTTACAAAGCACCGGTCATATAATCATTCTACAATAGCACCAATCTTTTCATCAAGGTCCATAATTACAGAACGAATATCAGAAATGCGAGGAGGAACAGAAACCTCATCATAGGTATAACCTTTTTGATTCTCAAAAAGAATTTGACGAACGGCAGCGGCACAACGCACATCCATTTTAATAGATACAGATTTAGTCATCAGATGTCTCCCTCTTCACGATTTTCACTATAGTATACATCAAAGAAACCGTCAGGATAACGCTTCATCAGTTTGTCAATATTAGTTTGAATCACTTCATCAAAAGAAACGTCCAGAGCAATACACGCCTGTGCAACATACCACATAGTATCACCAAGTTCTTTAATCAGGTGAGTACGGGTCTCATCATTCCAAGATTTGCCCTGAAATACCATCTTCTTCACAATCTCCATAAACTCACCACCTTCAGCATTAATACCAACAGCGGCAGTCAAAAGACGTTCAATATTTGCACCCTTCTCATCCAACTGAACCATACGGTCAGAAAGAGCAAGGAAATCTTTGGATGCATCAGAAGTTACGGCATCTACAAAGTTTTGATATTTATCGAAATCAACTCGTTGTGTCATGAAAATTTAAATCCCTCAAATGATTTTTTTGGTTTACTATCTTCGTAATTATACTCCTCTTTTTGTCCAGAGTCAAGTATATCTTTTTGTGCCGATTGCTCCACATCATAAAGTCTCATCTTGGCACGGTCAATACCAACAACAAAACGCTTAAAGATTGTTGGGTCATTATAACGATTCTTCAATTGCTTCACCATAATCTGACCCAACTCCTCAAGTTCCTCCGTACCAATCAGAGCAAACATCAGGTCAGCAGTGGCAGGAAGACCGAAGGACTCACTAGTATCAGTAAGTTCAACATCAGAGTTCCCATAACCACTACGAGTGGTCTGAGTGGCACTCACGATGGGAACATTAAACTCTACGGCAAGACCACGAAGTTCTTCTGCAATCGACTTAACCAAAGTATAGGAATTGACATTACTTCCACCTTTAAATCTGGAAGAAGCACAAATATTTAAGTAGTCAATAAAAATAATATCTGGTCTAAATGATTTCTTAAGTGCCAACTCATTTAGAAGTGCCTTAAAATGCCCTGAGTGTGCCGAAGCAGTAGGATATTCTTTAATGACTAAAGTACCTTGAGTCTTCTTGGCAATACTATTTACTTTTTTCTCAAACGATGAACGTGGCAAATCAACCAATTGCTGAATCGGGACATTGAGAAGGTTTGCATCAATTCTTTCTGCAATTCTTTCTTCCGCCATTTCAAGAGTGATGTAGAGCACGTTCCTACCCTGTAGCAGGGCGGAGCTAGCCACATGGCACATGAATAGCGATTTCCCAACACCGGTTCCAGCGAGAGCAATATTGAGAGTCTTGTTAGGTAAACCACCTTTAGTGATTTTGTTGAAATATTCCAAATCAAACTCGATTTTATCTTCTTTACGGTGATAAAATTCATATCGTTCCTCATAATTTTGAAGGTAATCGTGTCCTATATTATTATCAAAAGATACTGCTAGGGCATCCGAAAGAATGCTTGGAATGGCATCACGATTCTTCTTTTCATCCTTTCCATCGGCAATATGAATGGATTCCATAAGTGCCAGATAAATTGCTCTGTCACGACACCACTTTTCGGTAGTATCAAGAATCCACTGTTTATCAACTGGAGCATCATTAAGTTTGGAAAGTAATTCTGCGATTTCCTTATTTTCAGATTCAGTTAAATCTCTACGATTATCAATCTCAATATTAAGTGCCTCTATGGTAATTGAAGATCCGTACTTAACAATAAACTTAACAATTTCCTCAAAGACTATTTTTTCTGTTCTTTGTTCGTAGTATTCTGGTTGAATAAATGGAATGACCTTTCTGGCATAATCTTCGTTGAATATTAAGTTTCTAAGAATTGTAAGTTCAAGTCGTTCCATTATTTTAATTAAAGATTGCGTTTATGATGCGGAACGTCAAATACAAAAGTAATTCTAACGTTGTCGCCAATATTGACTGCCTTGTGGGGCAGTTTATTATTAAACCAAAAGAGAGTTCCCGGTTCAACGATTATAGTCTCATCTCCAACAGTATACTCGTATTTTCCCTGAATGGAAAGGTGATATCTATCTTTTGTAAGGTAGTAAGTTCCTTCGTCAATATGAGAACCAACTATTTCACCAACCGGAAGAGCAAGGAACCCACAACGACGAAGTTTCTTAAAATACTTCCCCAAGTAATTAAGAATCTCCGTGTGTTTTTCATATGCTGGGGTTTGAATACAGATTTCCGTATTCCCCACATATTGGTCCTCTTTTTCAACTCCACCCATTATGAGTTGTAAGACATCTACAGTAACAGTATACTCTGTGGGGTCCAGTTGCTCGGAGTCTTCAATATTTTTTTGAGACCCCCAGTCTTCTGGATGTTGTTTAAGTTGCTCTAGTATTTTAGATACATCAATATCAGTTTTTATAATGCGTATATTTTTCATACACCATAACTAAACTCACCCTTGGCAATCACATCAAGTTTTTCCATTACCTCTTCAGTAAAGTATTTCTCCGGAGTTTTAAGAATCTCTTTGGCATAGATTTTCTTACCATCAATTTCATATCGTCCTGCTACATTCTTCCAGAGTCCACCAAGTTCACCAAGTTCCAGAAGACCATAGTAACGATCAAGGCCGCGCTCATCATAATACAGACGGACTTCAACATCTTGATTCTCCTTACTTAAACGTGATTTATGAGTCTTTGCCTTGATAATATTTCCAATGACTTCTGTTCCATCCTTCTCTTTTTTCTTGCTAAGATAAATGATAGTAGAAGCGGCATACTTAAGACCACTACCACCACCCATTTCTTTTGTAGGAACGTAAGCACCAATAACATCGTAGGTATGGTTAGTAACAATCATAGGAATCTTTGCCTGACCCAGTTTGAGAGTCAGCATACGGAATGCACCTTTAATCAGTTGAGATTTAGTCATATCTCTAACTTCTTTGTCATTCAAGGCATCATTAATCTCCTTACTGGTAGAAAGCATTCCCAGAGAGTCTAGTACAAACATACAAGGATTGCGCTCTCCTTCTGGTTTCTTCATATAAAGATCAAGTGCCTTGAGTGCCTTTCCACGGAACTCTTCAACGGTGACTACATTGACAACCACCAGACGAGTTGTGTCAACTCCCCGACCCTCCAGAAGGGATTTTGTGATTGCTGCTTCAGTATCAAAATACAGACAATATCCAGTAGGGTTATTATCAAGAAAATTTTTAACGACGGCAAGACTGAAGAAAGTTTTGCCAGTAGAACTTTCACCTGCGATTGCAGTAATTTTATTCCCAGATACGCCACCAAATATACTGCCGGATACAAGAGCATTAAAAATGTACGAACCCGTATCCACAAAAGTTTCAGTTTCATCAATATCTGCAGCAAGTTGGGTGTATTCTCCACCAATCTCCTTTACAATATCTTTAAGAAAGTCCATAATTAGTTATTCTCCTTTTTTTCTTTAATCAAATAATTCATTTTATAGGTCCATAGTTTTTGATAAAGAGCAGAGTCTCCACCAAGTCGCATAGCACTAATAATAGTATCTAACTCTTTGTTGTTAATCGGTAAGTCCATTAGGTAAAAAATGAATCAAGGTTTACAGTTTTTTCTACTTCCCATCCAATTGAATCTAAAATAGATTTAAGGGGGTCTACAAAACTTTTCTCAAATTGTAGTTCATAATCAATATATTTGTCAAGGTTAAGTTCCTTTGGGAAATCTGAAATAAAGGAAATAACATTCTCCTGAATAATATTTGGTTTTTTAAGAAAAATATATTTAACCTTCTCACCATTATTAATAAGTGAATATTTATTGGTTAGTTTTTTTTCCTTTATGTAATGATTAAACAGAAGGGCACCACGAATATGAATCGGAGTTTTGGATGCGTAAATATTTGATGATGAATAATATTTACGGACATCAGATGCAGTTCTTGGAAAAGCAATTTCTTCTGGGGGAAGACTTTTAAACTTTTGACGGCAATCACCAATAAAGTCAATTACCTCATCTTCGGTTCCACTCATCATCAATTTAAGAGCATCCTTAATCATTTGACGACAAGGTGCCGGAGTTGAAGATTTAACTGCCTCAATACCCATCATCTTAAGTTTGGGTTCAGTATATCTTACACCCTCACTATCCCAGACATTCAAAATATAACGCTTTTTGGCAGTCCAGATTCCACGGTCGGCAATATTCTCCCGCTTCATTTGCATCTTTTGGTCATAGGCATTCACATACTCCGCCAGTTCTTGGTAGCAACTTTCAATATACTTTTCAAGTTCCACCTTAGCGACCTTATCAAGGAACGAAACAATGCCTTCAGTAGTTTTCTCTCTTCCTTCGTATACAGTTTCGACCAGAGGACCCATATGAAGATAAATGGAATCGGTATCAGAAGCAATAACATAATCAACATCCTTTGTCTTAAGAACTTTATTCAGATAAGAATTCATCTTACTCTCAATCCAACGAATCGCAACCTGACCCGACAGAGTAATTGCCTCGGCATTTGCTAGTTTAAAGTAACGAAAGTACTGATTACCAATAGCACCATAGGCAGAGTTAAGAGAAATCTTTTTTGCCATTTGAATATTGTTACATCTGGCAATTTCCTTTTCTAATTCCTTTGTCTTTTTCTTCTCATATTGTTTTTTTGCCGCAATCATTTTCTGTTTGAAAATAACACGGTCATTGTACATTTTCTCCATCAGTTCCGGAAGAAAACCACGAATATCCTTACGGTACATAGCACCATTAGGACATACGGCATAGTCCTTATACATTTCAAAGGTAAGTTCTTGATTCAGAATCTTATCCACGGTTACACTAGGATGCCTTTCTTCAACAAGAGTTTCGGGACTTACATTAAATTGCATAATCAAATGCGGATAAAGACTGTTTAAGTCAAAATTAACCACCCAATCATACTTTCCGGGAATTGGTTCCTTTACATATGCACCGGCATACTTGGAGTCTTTATCAGTCTTCTCTTTAGGAGGAATGACAATATTTCTTTTCTTCAGGTAATTGTAGATAATTGTATCCCACATTCTTACCTGCGAAAATACATCCTCATAGTTGACTTTACCGTCATATGCCATCGTAAGAGCAAGCTCAATCAGTTTCATCTTGTCTTCCAAACGGTCAACAAGTTCTACGTCAATAATGTTGTACTCTACGAATTTCTGCCAACCTTTGGTATAGAAGTCCTTGAATGTATCAAACTCTGAGTGGTCCAGTTTCTTCTGTCCAAGTTCAACACTAGCAATATGGTCCAGACGATAAGATTCTTGTGCCTTATAGGTAAACTTCTTATAAAGTTTAATATAGTCAAGTTGACTTATACCACCAATATCATAGGAGATATGCTTTCTTCCTGAGATATAAACCTCATCCTCGGTGACAAGACCCCAAGGAGACATACGCTTCATTAACTTCTCACCCAAAATCCTATCAAGACGACGGACAAGATAAGGAATATCGTACAGTTCGCTATTCCAACCAGTCACAACCTCCGGAGTATTATCTTCCATCATCCACCAGTGAATAAAGTCATTCAACAGACTATATTCATCAGAAAATGCTCGGTAAGAAACATTTGATTGGTTATTATTGAACTTACCTTGACCCCAAGTACGAATTTGCTTTGTATTATAATCTTGAAGAGTAATAAGTAATATCTCTTCTGCAGCATTTTCTACATCAGGAAATCCATTTTCTGATGCAACCTCAATGTCAATCGTTGTTAGTTTGATTTTACTAATATCAAACTTAATTTCATTTTCGGGATATTTGTCGGAAATATACTGATAGATGTATTTGTCATTACCATAGATTCTGAAGTTTTGTACATCAGTATATTTTTTAATAAACTCCCTACAATCTCTTACGGAACCGGGTTGAATAGGTTCTACACACTCCCCCTGAAGTGTTTTATATTTGGTTGCTTTTTTAGAAGAGACAAAAAGAGTTGGAGAAAACTTCTCACGGGTCATAAAATGTTTACCATTTTCATAACCACGAACCAAGAAGTGGTCCCCAACCATTTGCACGTTTGTGTAGAATTGCATTATGCAGTTAATTCAAGATACTTTTTAATAATTTCGGGAGTTGGGTCTACTATTGTAAGAATACTATCAGAATGAATCATTAACTCAGTTTGATTAGTAACCTCTGGCCAAGGTTTCATATCATCCTCACTAAAAAATTCATATGGATTAATTAGTTTACAATCAGGTTCACCAAGTTCAGAACCAACTTCAATAATTTCAGTAACTAATATAGTGTCAACCTTCAATAGAAGACACTTCACGTTCCGTTCCATTTACCTTTTCCTCATACATTTGTTTAATATCTTTGACTGGTTCAACAATAGTTACAACCCAATCAGGACGAACTGGAATCTCAGTATCACTTGTAAAAAGAATCCAAGAAGAAAATGTTACACTGACTGTGCCATTTCCTTGTTCTACCGATTCCTCTGCCAAAAAGATTGAATTGCTGACCTGCATTTTATGTGGATTTGTGAATAAGTACCCACATACTTTATCTTCGGAAACCAATTCCTTAATATCAGCAATTACAGATTCTCCGGATTTTAATAGAGCAATTTTTACAGACATTTTTAGTTCTTCTCTCAACTCATTATAGCAAAAAAATGGGGAGGCGTCAACTGGATTTTGCCAGTTGCCTCCCTGCGGCGACGATATTCAATACTATTTAGTCTCCACCAGAATCACCAGAAGACCCTCCAGAACCACTATCAGTATTAATGGCACAAACTTTCTTTTTAGGTGCCATAGCATATTTTACAGTTTTTCCATAACAATTTTCTTTGGTCGGTAGAGGGGGATTTCCAAAATCTCCAACCTTTTCCATAAATTGCTGAAAAGTTTTCATCGCCTAATTAACTTTTTCTTTATTTAGAGATAGTCTTTGCGAGAATGATGTTCAGGAACAATCTTACCTAATCGAATGGTAAGTAGTCCATCTTCAAAGGTGACTTCTCGGACTTCTGTGTCGTCTGATAAAGTCCACGCTCTCTTGAAACTTCTGCTAGCCAGACCCTTGTGGATAAACGTCCTATCCGATTCAGTATCTGATTTTTGCCCTTCGACAAAAAGTTTTCCATACTCCGTGAAGACATTTACTTCTCCTCTCTTAAATCCTGCAAGTGCAATCTCTAAATGAGACTCTACATTATTTACCTGAATTAGATTGTATGGTGGATAGTTATTTGTAGTTTCGTGAAGATTGAATAGACGATCAAAATATTCGTCCATTCCAATACTATTGCGAGTAATCTTTTCCATCAGAGTAGGAAGATCCGCAGCAGTATATCTTGTGATATTTGTCATTATTGTAGCTCCTTTTTAAGCGAGTTTGTGTTTTGTGGACCCTTTCGGCATCCTTATATAATTATAACAGAAAGCATAAAAAAGGGAGTGTTGAACTCCCTACTTTTTTATTCGGTTTCCTCTTCTGTACGCTTCTTTTTGGCACCAATATTATACTTGGTCTCCAAAATCCAATCAGCCTTTTCTTTATAAGGAAGAACCTTAATTTGATTCAGAGGAGCAATATCTTGAATCTTAGTCGCATCTACTACTTCAACCAATCCCCAATCGGCAATTAGTTGAACAATACGATTACGACGTTGAACATCATTTACGGTTAGATTGGCGTGTTTGCCATCCAAAGCAAATAGTTCTTTAAAATGTACCAGATAATATCTACCTTGCTTATGTAGAATATGACAAGATTGATAAATCTTCTTTTCTTTGCGAGATGCAACTCCGATACGGGTCAAAGTCTCACGAACCTTAAGAAAATCATCGGGTTCGTTGAGAATCACTTCCACCATATGGTCGGGCGTCCACTTTACTTCAGGTTCTTGAACTACACTCATTTTGTTCCTCCAGTGTCAAATTTTGATTTAATAAATGTTAGTTGTTCTTTAGTTAGAATCCTCAAAGCCTGTTTTGCCTTTTCATTACTATAATCATAATAACGTTTGACATAATCAAGATCTTTGATTTTATCTTGTCGGAGCCAGGGAGAATATCTCTTCTTTTTCCTCAGACTATTTATAAAAAAGTCATACTGCATCTTCTTTGGGAGGAAATTATACAGGTTCATTTCATTAGCAAACATAATACAATCAATATGCCCAGAGAGGCAACGATTGATGATGTATGGTGCATAATCCTTCTCAAGTGAAGGATCTTCATCAATTAGGTTGTTCTTCGTCTGATTGATCGAGTTTAACCAGTCCTTCAATTCCATAATTAAAAAGTAATAGTTCTTTGCGTTGTTTTTGGTCTCTCATATATTCACCCACCGAACGCATTGTATAAGTAAGATCAAACTCTGCGGCATTCCAGTTCTTGAACCTATCCTTTACGAGTTGGTCCGAATTATAACTGACTAACTGATCCATATTGTTAGCATCACAATCAATAGCAAACTTATCGTGATCAAATCCTTTGTGCATTGATCCCTTGTTCCCATAGAGATTGTCCTTAATGTCATAAGGAGGATCGAGATACATAAAAGCACCCTTATTTCCATCCATCAGATAATCATAGGAGTAATTAGTTATACGCCAATTTGCAATTAACTTTGAATACTCAGGCAATTTTTCAATACCTCTCAATGAAAAATTGCTATTTGATGCTTGTGGAGAAAAAGAAGAACTTTCGGTAAGACCACTAAAAGAACATTTGTTAACAATATAGAAAGCAACAGCACGATTAAGGTTCGTTTCAGACTCATCATTGATTTGCTCCTTTGATTTCAAAAAAAGTTCTCTTGCCAATTCTGGTGTACAATGTGCTAACTTCAGTCCACTAAGTTCATTCTTCAAATCATCCCCAAACATCTGGAGTTGCTGCCAGAAGTTTACCAGAGGTTCGTAAAGATCGTTGACCCAAATATCTATACTAGGATACTTCTTTGTAATATAAATCGCAACGCTTCCACCACCTAAGAAAGGTTCACGAAACTCATCATAGTTGCGGAGGTCTGGAAAGTATGCACCCATCTTTTCGCAGGCACGGGACTTTCCGCCAGGATACCTTAAACAGGTTTTTAATTGTTTTTGACTAATTGGCATTCAATTTCTCCATAATCATTTCATACTTTTCTCGACGCCTCTTGCCAAGATAAGGTTTCATCAATTCAGTCCACCTTGTCGCCGCTTCACCCTGAAGGTTTATATAATAAGTTGGTTTTTGACCTGCTGCTTTATGGACTGGACCACCATCAGTATAAGTTATTTTCCTTCCATCCATTATAACAGCAACTCGCTCCATAATATCTTGGTCGGTCATAGACATACTCATAGAAAGATAATTTTTTTCAGTATAAGTTTTTCCATTAGCAAAAGTCCGTGTTCTTCCTTTTTTATAAGACCAGGAGCCTTCACCTTCCCATATACCAGTAATCCAAGCAAGTTCAATTTCTGTTGGTTCTCTATGTTCGTAGATAGTTCCCTTAGCCATAAGTTTTAAGATACTCCACTTCTATTTAGTGGTGGAGTTATTTTCACTCCTGATGCTCCATTTTGGTCTAATATAAGAATAATTTAGATAATCCCAAAAAATACCTTGATAGTCCTCAAAGTCCCATTCAGGGTCTTTGCCATCATACTCCATTAAATCTTTCCATAATTGGAAACATATCTTAAATAGTTTCATAATCGGGTTTGTGATACTTCAAATATTCCCAAAAGGTAAGTTTCATTTCTTTCTGCGTCATACCACAGTGCTTTGCCGCAGCAGGAAGAGTCATTTTAGCACGGAACAAACCTTCGTTTGCTTCCTTTACATTTTCAGGAGTTGTTTTAACAGATTGTTCTTTTAGGTCTTTATAGTTAATTTTATATGGGTTCATTGGAATTCACACTCGCACATTATTTCAGTTAGTGCCGCTAGGAGGTTAATCTCTTGGTCAGCCACGAACGCACATTGGTATTGATACTTAGCAATAACAAGAACGGCAGCAGGAATAGAGGCGGGTACAAGAGAATCATAACAGGCGTCATAAACCCTGCGAAGAATGAGAGTAGAGTCGTTGTCCAGGTTGGAGACCACCCACTTTCGTACTTCCGGGAAATTCTTTTCCTTGAGATATTTGATGAGTTCATTTACAGGGATGTCCGAGAAAGATGCAAGAATGCCAGCGTCAATTTGTCCCCCAGTTGCATACCGTTGACATTCGTTGAGGACTCTGCGGAAGTCTGGGAAGTGCTTTGATACCAGTTCTGCAACGACTTTTTGATCATATTCGATCCTCTCCGCATCCAAGATGTTTTGTAGACGCTTGAAGAAGGATCCTGCCAACTGCGCTTTTTGTTTCCCTTTGATTGTGAAGTCGATGACGGCACATCGGGAGTGCAGAGGTTCAATGATTTTGTTTTTGTAGTTGCAGGTGAAGATAAAGCGGCAGTTGTTATAAAATGTCTCAATATTTGCCCGTAGTAGGAGTTGTACGTCGTTTCCTGTGTTATCCGCCTCATCGATGATGATGACTTTGTGTTTAGAAGATCCCGTAAGTGAGACGGTCGAAGCAAAGTTCTTTGCTTGGTTCCGTACAGTATCCAAGAAACGCCCTTCGTCGGATCCGTTGATGACATAAAAATCTGCCCCCAGTTCGTTACATAATGCTTTTGCGATTGTTGTTTTACCAATTCCGGGAGGTCCAGAAAGAAGAAGATTTGGAATCTCTCCTTTCTCTACAAACTCCTTGAATGTTTTTTTAGTATCATCGGGAAGGATACAATCCTCAATTACTTGAGGACGATATCGTTCCACCCAAAGAAAGTCACTTGTCATAATTTAATTATACCCAATCAGGTTTGC